AGAAGAGTATGCTGCCCAGTTACATTTATACATGGGCTTGTTTAAATTTACTCAATGCATTGCAATTGTTTATAACAAAAATAACTCAGACTTATATACTGAAATTATTCAGTATGATAGTGATGCTTTTGATTCTTTGATAGAGAAAGCAAAAAGTATTTTACTAGCAGAAGCACCACCAGATAACTACATACCAGAAACAGATTACCGAATCAAAAGCTACATGACACCAGGCCAACAAGCCTGTTATCTAGGTAGAGCATTGCCGCCTAAGATACATTGCAGATCTTGTAGGTTTGCTAAGGTTGATATTGAAAAGGGAGATGCACATTGGCATTGCACCCAGCACGATAGAAAGATTAGCGAGGACAGACAAACCAAGGGTTGTTCAAGACATAACTTTATACCTGAGTTAATACCAGCCCATGTTATGGAGAAGGATGACGATATGGTTTTGTATGAGAAGGACAAGATTAAATTTGTTAACGTGGCTGAGAACCTTAACACGCCGGGCGAAAACTTTTTTTCTAGCAAAGAATTAATTGAAGTTGTAAACAGTGGATTCCCAGAAGAGATCTTAGAGACTTGCGATAAAGTTAAGAAGGTATTTAATGGCGCTTCTATTAAAGAGATCAGACCTTGGATTGAAACTAGGCCATCAACCTAATGCAAATCAAACTACCTTTGGATGTTTACTATTCAAAGAAAAAAAAATTTATTTTAAATCTTAACAACTATAGAAACGCACACTATAGAGTTTTATCTACAGCAAAAAAAATATACTCAGAAGATCTTGTAGAAAGAATACAAGACCTACCTAAGTTTAGTGAGCCAGTTAGATTGACTTACACCTACTATGCTAGGAGCAATCGAAGACTTGACATAAGCAATCCATGTTCAGTCATAGATAAGTTCGCTTGTGATGCTTTGGTTAAAGCCGGGATTATACAAGACGATGACTTCAAACAAGTAAAGGAAGTTGTTTATAAGTTTGGTGGGGTAGATAAAGATGATCCCAGATGTGAACTGGTGGTTGATATATTCTAGGGTCTGCCTGTTAATATTTTATTTATCTCTTCTTCTCTTAATACATCTGCTGCTCTTCTAACTGGTGGAGCGACTGGTTTGTTTCTTGGATCTTGAAATTGTCCTTTAAGACTTTGCCCTGTTAGATCTATTTGAGAAAGTCCGAGGTCACCAATAGGAACTGGTTGAGCTGCTTTTCTTTCTGTGCCAGACATTGCAAACTGAATAACATCTTCATTAGGTTGAATAGGATTAAATAAACCAAGCATCACAGCATCTCTGTTTGCAACTTTTGCAATTTTTAATTGTTCGTCAATTTGATAGTCCTCAAGACCTAAAGTCCTTGCATCTTCAATGGCTGTGTAAAGAGTTCTTAAAGAATTATATCTATCTTCATTAGTGTTAATGTAGCCTTGAATAAAATCTTCAGCGTCTCTTCTGTTGTTAGATCTAAGCAATCTATTAAATTCATTGGTTGTTTCTCTAATAGCTCTTTTTGCTTCAGCTGCTTTGTAGTAAAGAGATCTATCAATTTGAGGTTTAATAACTTTAATACCAGAAAAAGCTGACACCATTGTTTCTGCAACATCAATGGGCTTTCCTCTTGGGCTAATTAAATCTTTTTCACCTGTGGCTAGTGATGCAGCGGCTGTAATAAAATCTTTAGGCACAATCTGAACACCATCTGCATCTATCTCTGCTCTTATGGGTGTGATTGTTGGCGCCACTGCATTAAAGAAATGTAATGTTCCTTTTGCCATTTTCTCGCCTAGCATATCTGATTCGTTATAAATAGTTTTGCCGGTTTCTGTTTTACCAACTAGAGTAGATTCATACAAAGCTTTTGCGCCCATGCTTGGAGATAAGAAAGGATTAACAAACTCACCCACCATATCAACGGATGCGTTGGTTGCAATATCCATTAGCCCAGCCTCGTTTCTTTCACCATTGGCATAAGCATTCATCACTGCTTTAAAAGGTTTTTGCAAGTAATCATATGGGTTGGTATAACTAAAGTTATACAATCCTGTAATGTTTCCTCGTGCATCTGTGCCTGTTGGAATCATGGTCGCTGTTTTTTCCCAGGGTGCAGCAAAAGATCTTTTGTATGCATCGAGTTGTTCTTTGTCAGCACCAGTCATGCTTAGTGCTGTTGCTGTTAGCCCCGCTGGAATGCCAACTGTTGTTGTTAGGCCGCCAGCCAATCTTCGTGCGCCAACTTTTTGCAACTCTGGGTTACTGCTTGCTATTTCTTTAATTGCTCTTTGTAAAGTATTCAAAGAGTTTCTAATAACTTCAGCCGGGAAAGCTGTAAAGTTACCAACCACTGGTACATAGTTTAGTGACTTAACTAATTCTGGAACTCTAGAGTAAGTAGGCGTTACGTTTAAAGCTATGTCAGCAGACTCGCCTTTAATAAATTTATCTAAAATATTATCTCCCTCTTTTATTGGAACTGCTCTTCTTAGTTCTCCAACATTAACAGTACCATCTGCTTTAATAAGTTTTTGTATATCTGGATCTGCCATGTTTTTTCCAGAGCTAACAGGAACAAAATCTGCATCTGAAGACTTTGCTATAACTTTACCAAACTTAGATTTCTCTCCACTAAAGTTAATCATCCTGGCTGCGTTATCAGATCCTGTGTAAACTCCCTCTGCTTTTGACAAGGGTTTTCTCATAACATCAAAAACAGCTTTTGATTTTGCTTTAGCTAAAACTGCCACATCATCTGTAGCAAAGGTAGCAATATCAGAAAGTTCTTGAAGCTGTGTTCCTTTGCCAACCATAATTCCATACTCTCTGGCTTCTGCAATTTCTTTTGCATATTGAGCTTTCTTTGTTGGATCAAATATTCCAGCAAAAGCCATTTTAAAATTATCAGTAAACTTTCCGCTTGGTCCAAGATTACCATTCATTAAAGCCATAAACGGGACACTGGTGTTGTTTCTTATTTGAGCTGTAGGACCAAGAATAGTTTTACCATACTGGGACAAAGCTTTTAGGCCAAGCAACCCTTGATATATTTTTTTTAAAGGAGTTGGACTATTTTTTAACCACTCTGTTGATACGTCTAATAACGAATCATGAAAAACTGCTGGAGCATAAGTATTTCTTAAAGCACCAGCCTCTCTTTTAAATCTTTTGTATAAGACTCCATCAATCGTGGTTTCGTCTAGTAGTTTTACATTTCCCCTACCATCAAGTGGAGGAGAGTATTTTCCAGTTGATCCAATATATATTTCTTCAGGAGTTTTTAAAAAACCCTTTCCTGTTTGTTGAATGTTAAGTTGGTTTAAGTTTGCTATATCGTCAAAAGTTTTTGCTCTTCCTGATAAGCCCCCAAGCTTGGCCATGGTAGATGATGCAGCAACCGCTTCGTCTTGCAGTGCTAGTTTCCAATCACCAGCCTTGTTGTAATCAAGGGATGTAACTTCGCCCATAGCTTTTCTTACCGCGGGTAGGTTTTTTAAATCTTTACCTTGAAGTTGTCCAAACTTAATTCCTTCTACGAAAAGCTCAGGTGTTTGATATGGAGTGTCTGCCGCAGCTGGATTTGTTAACAATTCAAAAGCATCTATTGCCTGTTGCTCACTTCTGATTCCATCTACTTTTGCTCTAATTTCTTTAATCGCATTATCTTTTAGCTTTGGATCGATTCTATAATTTTGATCTATAATAGATCTATATATTGTTGTTCCATACTTGCCTTGATTATCTATAATAGCTTGTCTTAACTCTTCTGGTATTAAAAGTTTTGCAACATCGGGTTCACCAGCAGTAAATTTAATAATTTCTGCTTGCTCTAAATCAAACATCTTTTGATTGTTAGCCATAATTTCAGATATTTGATTTTGTTTATTAATACCAAGCGCATCATAATCAATTTTGTTTCCAGGGCCTTCAAAGCTTTTAATCTTTTTCATTGCTTCTTTTTGATACTCAGCCATCTTAGCTTTTTTTGCATCACCTGCAAGAGCTGGAAACTCTTTCTCAACTGTTAACAAGGGAGCTCTATAAGTAGACATAGCTTTTGTTATTTCAAGAGCATCTTGAGAATTCATTTTGCCCCCCATTGATACTGCATCTTCAAGAGTTTTTCTAACAACATTCATTGAATCATTAATTGGATTAATCAAAGAAGTTAAATAAAATGTTTTTGCCTGCATGGCATCCATAATATATTTGTTGTTTGCTGCTGTTTGTTCGTACTTACCGCCATATGAAAAATACTTTCTTAAGTAGTCTCTGACTCCTTTGTCTGCTTTATTAGCAGAAGCAACAGCTTGATTTCCAAACTTAGGCGTGGCTTTAGCTATTGCATTCATGTATGGAGCAGCCAAGTCAAGTCCAGCACCCACACCTTTTACAGCCCCGGACACAGCAACAGGCGCTGCATACATGACAGCAGCAGTTTCACCTAGAACCTGTAATCTTTCTGTAAGTCTTGCCAAAGCAGCATCTCTGCCTTGTAAATTTTTTAATCTTTCTTCATCACTTTCTTTATCAAACAACATGTCAGCAAACGTATCAACATCATCGGTTGCAACAGCCGCGTCTACCGCAGCCATAGTTCCTAATTGCTGAAGTTTAGTTAATTGTGATAATCCTCTTGCAACACCAAGACCTGGTATTCCAAACTGAGCAATCATTTGTGCGGTTTTTCCGGCTGTACCACTTACGTCTGGTTTAATTCCTTCAAAAAATTCGTTTACATCATCAGTCACATCTGTGTTAAATAAAAGATCTAGCCCGGTTGTGGGTATGGTAGCAATACCTTGAGGTATAGAAACAACACCCGCAGCTATGCCTCGGCCTATGTCTCCAACAACAGAGTCAGACTTTTTAGATTTTCTTTTTATGAATTTTTGAGAGGCTTTTTTTATCTCTTCTGGATCATCGCTTTCAATAAAAACTGTTTGCCCATTAGCCAGTGTAATAATAGGCATTAGTTTACACCTTTGCTTTTGCCATTATGTTTGCTCTAACAGTATTGTAATTACCGCCTGAGTCTTTATACATTTGCAATAATTCAAGATCAGTTAGTTCTCGACCAGTTGATGATTCTAAAATAACATCATCATCTTCATAAGCATCTTCTCCGTAAAGATCTTTTAAAAGCAATGTTTTTAATTGTGCTATTGCGTTTGCGTCAGCCATTGGATCAGAAGCTTCTGCGTTAAGTTGTCTCATAGCTTTAAGAAGTTCTGGGTTCTTTTTCACAGCCTCAAGCAACTTAATCTGATCAGGAACTTCTCCCTCTTGTCTTGCTTGTTCTGCCATAACGCCGCCAGCGAAATCAGCAAGACCGCTTCTTTCAACAATACCCTCTGATGGTGTCATCATAGCTACGAAGCCAGCCATCATTTGTTTTGCAAACTCAGGATCTCTACCAAGCTTATCAGTGTAACTTGCTGGGAAAGATGCAACGTAATCTACAAAAGTAGGTTTAGTTCTTCCAGCTGCTTGAGCTCTTTCTAATGCTTTAGCATAGTTAAAGTCTCTGAGTGATGAGTCTGCATCTAGAACATCTTTGTCTCCACCGCCAGTAGCTATTGGTCCTAAATCTGTTTCTGTGGTTTCTTCGTCACCACCAAGTAAAGCACTACCTAATCCGTAACCAAGGCCTCCAAGAGTTCCATAAGTGCCTATAGCTCCAACAATAGGTTTAACATTTCTTTTAGCAGCCGAAGAAAGATCTGATGCTTTTGTAGCAGCAGCTCTAATTGCTGCTGCTGTGTAAGGATCTACAAAATCAAGAGCACCTGGTCCTTCAGGGGCGTCTTTTGTTACACCAGTTTCTTTTTTAGTATCTGCTTTCTTTTTAGTTTTTGGTTTCTTTTTTGGTGTTACTTTTTTTGCTAATGCTTTTATGCCAGCTTTAAGAGCGGCTACTTTACCGCGTGGCACACCGCCATCTGCAAGTTGAGCTATACCACCATCAGCCATTCTCATTACGCCCGGAGCTTCAAAAGGTCTTATTGGAATAAACTGTCCACCTGTCATTTCTGGAGTATCTCCGGGAGACGTTCCTAGTTGACTAGCAAATTCTGCAAAAGCAGCTAGTCCTTTCTTTTTATCAAAAGGTTTCTCTTCATTTGGTTTTTCTTCTTCTTCGTTAGCATTTACTATTTCAAGATCTTCTGCGGCATCATCTAAAGCATCATTGGTAAATATATCTTTTGCAATGTCTTGTATTTCTGGATCTAAAGCTATGTCTGCTGCTATAGCTCCAGTTGCTATGCCTCTTGTGTATGGATTATTGGCTTTGGATACAACGTCTGCTCCTTTTTTTATTTTTCTTAATTTGTTTCCCGTGTTTAATGCTTTTATACCACCAGCAGCCCAGCCAGCAAAAGGTACTGCTAAAAGATAATCTAAAGGATTGGATGGATCAAAAATTAAACCATCTTTACCAAACATTTTGTATCCTTCTCCATCAGCTGAAACTTCGTTTGTATAGCCACTAGCACCAGACATATCATCAACTTGTTGTTTTTGCGATATGGCCTGCATGATTTCTTCATCGCTCATGCCGAAAGGTTGAACGCCTAGCTGTAAAGCTTTTTGTACTAGATCGCCATTAGCATATCCTCTTGGCTCTAGTCCTGACATGATTCCGTACATTATAATATCTTCCCGTAATCTACAGCGTAGTAGCCATCTTTGACCATAACTGCATCAGGTTTAACTTCTAGAACTTCTTGTGCTAATACACCTTCTGCTGGTTCGGACTCAAAGCCAATAGACTTACCTTTGTCATTCCAATCCCATGTGTACCAACCAACGCCTGGCTCTAGCTCGCCAACTTTCTTAATGTTTTCTTTAAGCTCTACATCTGAAGCCATATAAATACTAGCAGCTGATCCAAGCGCTCCAAGCGCTTGAGAAAATCCACTAGGCTTCTGATAACTTTGTGGCTGATAAGGACTTCCTTGTGTGCCACCGCTGATTTGACCTGTCGGCATACCAGCAAGTAATTGTTGTCCTTGCATTAATCTTTGCATCGGCTCGCCTGCAAGTTGTTGCGCTCCAGCAAACTGTCTTGATAGTGCTGCTTGCTGAGTAGCCTGACCTTGCT